TACGTTAGGGTCACGTTGGTTTAGTATCACGTCAGCTATCTGTCTGTTTTTCATACCGACTCTATACAGGAGTTCATCCACAATGTATCCACCATTATAGTAATAGATATCCACAAGGCACGCAGGGTCGTGTGCGTAACCAAAGTCCAGCCCACGGCGTTCTAAACGAGCCTCGTGAGGTATTTCATTAACGTCTAGCTTCCAGTTGGTGTATATCTTACCTTCAACTTCACCGAGTTGTCCCTCACCATATACTTGCCACCAGTTCTTGTTGTCTTTGCGTGATTCAATAGAAGCTACGATGTTAGGATCTAGTGCTTCATTATCTTTATAAGTAAGGATTAAGAAGTCTGTATTAGGTTTGTCCTTGTAATCTGTATAGAACCAGAACTCATTGGTTGGGTTCCAATCTAGCCAGATGACTGACTTAGTACGCACTTCTAACTGCTCAAAGGTTTCTACGGGTATGTTGTTAGCCTCGTTAATAAATAACCTATCACGTCTAGGTCCACGTACCTTGTGTGGCATATCTAAACTAAAGAACTCTATCTTAGAACCTGTTTCGAATGTATAGGTGAAGTCTGAGCGATTCCAGTTATCATCTTTAAAGTAATGGTGTTCCTGCATAATGTTTAAAAAGTCACGCATTGCACCACGTTTTAAGTGAGGTACCGATTCAGAAGTAATTGAAGTAAGAGTAGGATTCTTATCAGTCTGTGCTTGGTTGATAAGTATCTGAATGATTGAGATTGTCTTACTGGCTGACGTACCACCAGCTATGCCTCTAATTCTCTTCTGCAGGCCCAGTAGTTTGCGTACTGCTGTCGTTGGTTGATACATTTATTCCCTCAATTCCATTTAGTATTGGTGTTGGTAAGTCTTTGTCATTTGTAGTTAAGTCTTGTTTAGGCTTGAACTCTTTGGCTCTACGTTCTAAGTACCACTGGCTAACTTTAGGGTCATCTAAGCTATTCATAACTGTCTTTTTTGCTTTTAATATAGGGTTTTCTTTATATTGCTCAACTAAGTAGGAATACTCTGGATTCTTTTTCATATAATCATATAAAGTATCCCGATGTATCTCAGCATAAGCACAAGCTTCATCATTAGTAGCACCAAACAGAAACGCTTGGCGTAACTTCTCTAATGTTTCTGGTGTCATCTTAGTTGGTCTTCCCATATCTCTTTCCTAATTATTGCCCTTTATTATCTTAAGTATCTTATCACGATGTAAACCAAGTGATTCACCGAAGTTATATATCTCACTATTAAGAATAGGTTTTGGTTTGGGAACATCGAATGCTATGTAATCACCACGTATGATAGCACTACGCATACTAGGCTCTATGTTCTTTATAGGTATCTCATCTATGTTGTATTCAGGATTATTGTTCTCCATTGACCTGTAAAACTCAAATAAGGCTTGTAGAAAGCCTATCGGTAAGTCTTCAAATCCTTTGGGTAACTCGTTCATTTAATCCTGCCATTTATATAATTATTATATCTTATTTACAAGAATCTTTTTTGAGTAACCAAGTAAGGTAACGTTTAGGATCTTTACCCTCTGCTAAAGCTATCTTACAGCGTTCTATATACCAACTAGCACCGTTCTGCTTAATTTGCATAGCGTGCCACGCTTTCCAGGATTCATCCCTTAAATGGCTGTATTCTTTTAGTATTAAATCTATTTGTTTATCATCAATTGCAATTGTGTTTTTAACTTCTGCTTCTGCAGTTGCAATTGTGTTTAAAATTTCTTTGCTGGTTTGCACTTGACACCCTCCAAGACATCCCATATAATTCTGAGTAACGCTAATTTGAGTCGCTCTAGATTTATCTGGGGCGAATTTTTTTACTTAATATTTCGTGTCTAGCTAGACGATGTCCTCTCAAACGCTAATTTGAAAGTTATTTACTACGCTAGAGCATAAATACTTTGTTGTCAAGCCCTTTGCAAATAAAAAAACCCCAGATGATGGTATTCCTTTTAACTCTTTTCGGGAGACAGAGGTGCGACCTCTGATGAATGACCTATGCTCTCTGGGGCGGCAGATGTTAGCGAACTAATCTTTCTACCATACAACCATTATAGCATAAGCAGTAAGAATATGTCAAGCATTAAAATACCACAGGCGGGTGAACAAGAGAACTTGAACCTGTGGCTTACCCATTATAACAATTTAATTATGATTTACTATTGACACTTAAGTAGCATAAGCATACAATACTTATGTAACATTAATAAGCGTATACCACGCAAAATAAAGGAGGGTGAACAATGGACATATCAAAAGTAATTTTATGGTATAAGTTTGGACTTATATCAAAAGATGAGTTCTTAAACTACATCGACCATATTGATTCTATGGAGGTTCCTTATGGAAACCAAGTTGTACAACAACAACGTTAAACTAAAATTCACACATAACGGACATCGTTATCAAGTAGATCAAGGAGAGGGTTGGAAGCCAGTGCAGGGTGTTACAACTATCCTTGGTAAAGTAGTAGCCAAAGACGGTCTAGTTAATTGGGCCGCTAACTTAGCTGTGCAGGCTATGGTAGATGGTGCTACGCCTGAAGAGGCTAAGAAGGCTCACATTAGAAAGAAAGATAAAGGAGCTGACATTGGTTCAGAAGTGCATACAGCCATTGAAAGCCACATTAAAGGCGAAGTAGCTAAAGTTACTACCCCAGAGGCAGAAAAGGCCTTAAATGCTTTCTACACGTGGCTTAGTGAACGTAATGTAAAGTTCTTAGAGTCAGAAATACCAGTGTATTCTAAAAAATATGATTACTGCGGTACGTGTGACTTTATAGCCGAAATAGATGGCCGACGCTATATCGGTGACTGGAAAACAGCTGACCCTAAAAAGGAATGGAAGCGTAATATGTACACAGGTAAGTTACGAGCTTATCCTGAGCATTTCATTCAGGTTGCAGCCTATGACCAGGCACTAACCGAGATGGGTTATGCACCGTTTGACGGCCATATGATCGTGTATGTAACCAAAGAAGGTAAACTACACACGTTTATAAACAAACAGATAGATGAAAACAAAAAGGCTTGGTATGGTGCATTAGATTTAAGTCGTAGGCTACAAGCATTGGAAAATTTTAGATGAAAATAAAAAAAATTAATAGAGGTTTTGACATTATTGAATTTGAAGCATGGGAAAACGATAAACAAGTTGGGCATATTTTAGGATATACATCTGGCAATCAAGGATATTTACGCAAAGTATATTTTAAACATGAATATCATAATCAAGGTATTGGTACTAAATTAATAAAAAAGTTTGAAAATGCAGCTAAATTAGATTCAAATGAAATTGTTCTTAAAGCTATAGATCAACGAATATTTCATAAGTTGGGATACATAGAAAATAAAGCTTATACAGAAGAAAATAACATTAATTTAATAAAAAAACTTGACAACTATTAAGCATTAGCATACAATCATAAGTACAATATAAATTAAAGAAAGAGGTGAACATGACCAATATAGGATTCGACGACTGGGTATGCGATCAAGATATCGAATATACACTAGTCGCTAAAGTAAATGGTGAAGTAGCTTATAAGCGAACCACAGCCGACTTAGACATAATCGAAAGTGAGCTCATTCATGCTGAAGAACAAGTAGTACAACTACTTAACGACCAGCATGTAGATGCAACCACTCCAGACTATGACGCTATGTATCAAGACGAAAGAATGTTACAAGATGTCGAGCTATAAAGTAACCAAGGTTTCCGAGCAAGAACCAAAGAAGTATGAAGGTCAGTATGGTACTACCTATTACATTAAGGTGATGCTTGAGGGCCACAGCAAACCAGTAGAGATTGGCAAGAAAACACCTGATGCTATTAAAGTAGGTGACGAACTGTATGGTGAAATCATACCTACCGAGTATCAGACAGATAAGTTTAAGGGTGAACGTAAACCATTCACGCCTGGTGGCGGCCGACAAGAAGACCCAGCCAAACAAGATAGCATTATCCGTCAGTCTTCTATGAAAGCAGCAATCGACCTAGTAGTAAGTGGGAAGATTGAAATGAGTAATTTATATGTGCAAGCTGACGAGATAGTTGCCTGGGTAAAAGGTGAACGCACTGAAAAGCCTAAACTAGTTAAACCTGAGGCATT